GAGTTGTACCAAGCATCATCGAAATACTTAAATATATCAAGCACACGATTAAGAACCTCCTGCATATATTCAACATGGTCTGTAAAACCACGATTATTTTTGTCAGGCATCTTCTTAGCAGCGCGATTAATGAAATCTTGTATAGACTTAATACCTATTGTTAATTCTTTAATACTGAACATTACTCCTTCTCATATAATTGTTTAGGAACATTCCATCCAAATAAACAGCCACTGAACATAGTTCTTGGGCTACCACTATAACAGTCCCACTGGGTTACAATATTCTCCGACACGTTGTAAACAATCAGAAATGATGGAACAAATGATACTATGATGTCAAAGCACCTGTTAAACACCCAAAATGTTATTAAATGATAGTTGAACTCTATACCATCTATGTTGTCATAATATGAATACATCATGTTTAAAGCAACCTCCTAATTATTACCACTCAAATTCATCATCTTCTATCATATCCTTGTCCGCATCAGTCTTATATTGAGCAAATGGATTATGAACTTCAGGACACAACCACATATATAAATCAAATGCCCTATTAGATAACCACAAACGAAATGATTCAAACATATTTAACTCCAATTATATTTCTTGTGAGCGGGCTGCTGTAATATTACTTGACAGCCTTTATTACGAAGACGCTGAGCTTCTTTATAAGTTAACATTTCATATGATATGGCCGGAACACCAGCATTTATAAGATGAGTCCAAATTACTTTATATGATTGTTTCATGTTTATTATTGCCTCTTAATGCTTATTGTTATTGGTTAATGCCCAAGTGGATACAAATATGGAAGATAATATCTCATTATCATAGATTGTTACTTGGTAGATGCACTTCGATATTGCACAACTCAGGCATTATATCACACACACCCTAGTAAATGGGTGCATAAAAAGGGGATTACTCCCCTTCTCCATCTGAATCATCGGACTTTGCTATCTTTCCAACCTTAGGTGCTGGCTTGTCCTCAGGGTCAGTGTAAATCGGCTCAAACCCCTTGTTAACACACAGCTCATTGATGTAGTTCAGGCCATTGATCAGCTTACGCTTCAGGTCATTAGCACTGGGAATCTGCACCCGGAACATACTATTCCAGCCGCGTCTATCAGGTGCCGCCAGTATCTTAGGAGTCAACTCATCTTCCAGCGCCTCAGCCATCGCGATGTAATCATCTCTGGTTTTCTTAGCCATTCTAACCTCCTTATGGTATTATGACTTATTATTATTATAATTAATTAAATTAAAAATGAAAATTAACTAAAAGTCGTTATACGAAATCCCCCTTCTAGGGGGTACTATAGAGAAAAAGGCTTCACATCAAAATCCTACAATTTTTTTCCAAAGAACTTGGGCATTTTTTCCTTTGATATGACTTGACGAGTAGTTTAAATTCATAGGGTGGTAGGGCAGGGTAAAATGAAATGTATAAGAAAATTATTATGGCTGATTTAATAGAAGAACTTTCCGAGTTACCATTTAAGACACAAGAAGCTGTGTTAAAGAATTTGTCTGAGCAGATGATTCCTTTAGAGATAGATGGTGATGTGTTCATGGTACATGAAGAAGTAAGTAAGTTAATAGATAATCTTGTATTGCAGATTAAAGATTTAAAAATAGAGAGAGATGGTTGGCAGATAAAAGAGTAATTAAAGGGATTGCTCATTACGTCTATGATGATATAGACGAATTCCAAGAAACTCACCCAAATACAGTAGTCCATCCAGATTGGAGGATTGCAAATGAGGGGGATTGGGTGTATTCTGATGATGACAGGATAGTGCAGTTACTAAAAGTATCGAATAGTGTAAAACATCACTCAGATAGGAAGAATTATAAATTCGCAAAAGGGTGGGTAAGGACTGTAGTAGGAAGTTTCTTGAATCGTCCTAATGTTAAGATGGATACAGACTTTGATAATCATCCAAATAGATATACATTCTCCACTAATATAAAGAATACTGCAAATCGTGTGTATAAAAGAGAGCATGTTACTAATAAAGAAAAGGAGTTTGCTACTAATGTAGTAATAGGTTTAGGAGCAGTAGAAGCATATAAGCAGGCATACTCTGAGATGTCTGACCAAAAAGCAAGAAAGAAAGCAACAATTTTATTAAAACAGGAAAGAGTGATGAAAGAAATAGAGAAATCTGTATTAGATGTAGCAAAAGAAATGGGTGTTGACCACAAGTATGTACTCAACAAATTGAAGAACCTTGCTGATTATAGCGAAGATGATAATATTATTTTGCAGTCAACAAAAGAATTAGGTAAGATTGTAGGTACTTCAGGTAATATAGTGAAGCAAAGAGAGATGGGTCTTCTAGGGGTATTTCAGGGATTTTCCAATGAGCAATTAGAAGGAGCGACTAGAACAAACGAGTTAACCGAGGAAAAAAATGGAGAAATCAAACCAATCAACGAAGAAAGTAAGAGAACTTAAAGATACTAATGAGGTTGAATAAGTGGCTATTAACGAACATCTCGATGAGGAGACTTTCACTACAGACAACGAAGGTAATATTATCAGTTGCCCTCACTGTGGAACTCGTCACTTAAGGAGAGATGGATGGAACTATTACAAAGACTCAAAGAAACAGATGTGGCTTTGTTATGGTTGCCATAGAAAAACATTAAAACCAAAAATACTACAATCAAGTCCGTTCACAAAAGAAACACCTGTGACCGAGGATTTGCCAGTTGAAGAAATTATTAAATTTAGAAATACACAGTATGACCAAAAGATTAAAGGTAGAGGAAGTAAAATACTACAAAACATCGATGTCAATATTGATGGCCCGATAGGTATTGCACATTTTGGTGACCCTCATGTTGATGATGATGGAACAAATCTTGCACAGATTATGCATTACACGACAATCATTAATAAGACAGAAGGATTATTTGCAGGGAATCTTGGAGACATACAAAACAACTGGGTTGGTCGTCTTTCTCATTTGTATGGACAGCAATCGACTTCAGCTAAAGAGTCTTGGAGGCTATCCGAGTATTTTGTGAATAGTGTAGAATGGCTATATCTTATTGCTGGAAATCATGATGTATGGTCAGGAGATGGAGACCCATTGGATTTCCTAATGCGTGACCACAAAGGAGTATATGAGAAATGGGGAGCGAGAATGAATATCAGATTCCCAAATGGCAAGGAGGTAAGAATAAATGCTAGGCACACATTCAAGGGGAATTCTATATGGAATACTGCACACGGAGTTTCAAGGGCTATCCAAACTGGGTGGCGTGACCATTTGCTTACTTGTGGTCATACTCACGTATCTGGCTATCAAGTACTTAAAGACCCATCAACAGGATTAATAAGTCACGGACTTCAAGTGGCATCATTCAAGATTATTGATAATTATGCAGATAAATTAGGTCTAGATGATAAGAATATTTTCAACTGTCCCGTAACTATAATCGACCCTCAATACGAGGATTACGATAATAGATTAATAACGGTTATATTCAATCCAGAAGTGGGAGCAGAATATCTAACATATCTTAGAACTAAATATCGTAAATTAAAAAATGGCAAAATTAGATAAATTCGTATATAATGCTAAGTTAGATAGAGTCGTAGATGGAGACACTTGCGATGCTTTGATAGATTTAGGATTTAATACTTTTGTAAAGAAGCGTATAAGGTTCATGGGTGTCGATACTTGGGAATCAAGAACAAGGAATAAGGAAGAGAAAGTAAAGGGGCTAGAAGCTAAAGCATATACTAAAGATAAGTTAGAGCATTCAGATGATGGTAAATTTACTTTAAAGTCTCATGGTACTGGTAAGTATGGTAGGGTACTTGGTGAGATATTCATTAAAGGAGAAGAAAGCAGTTTGAATGATTTATTAAAAATAAATGGGCACGCATACGAATATCATGGTGAAAAGAAAAAAGTATTTAAGAAATGATAAAAGCAAAAAGGGGGAAAAAGCACCCAAAGGATAAAGTTATATTTGTGAATAATCATCAAATGACATATAAAGAACTTGCTAAAATATGTATTATTTTTTGTGAAAATGAAGATAACATATATCCACCACCACAGTTTAAAGGTGGTGAAATGTTACGGGAATTTTTGAATGAATGTATGATAAATCGCACAGTTGATAATAATATTTTAAAGAAAT